TTCAACTAGTTTTTCCGCAACTGTATCTTTACCAGAACCTATTAGTCCTACTAATCCTATTAACATTAATTGATTATACTATTTTTTGAGACGTTTTTCAATCACTAATTTGGCTTCTTTTACCGCACCTAGGATCTTTTTTCGTATGTCTAATTTTTTATTTTTTAACGCACTTATAGACATATTTTCAAGATCTGTTACAATCTCTTCCAATTCGTCTATATTACAATCTGAATATTTTTTGTATCTCGAGTCTTTCATTAATGTTATTTAAAGTAATGTGATTATGAATTATCCAATAACAAAACTATGAGGACTTCCGCCTTCAGCAAAGTTACCAATTTCGTTATCTAATCTTTCCATTTCAGCAAGGCCTTGCTGTTTAAGTTCAGCACCGTTTAAAGTTGTACCACCTTGTGGTCCAGCAATAGTATTAAATTTGCCTCTTGCTTCACCTAGCATAGTTTTTGATACTGCTAGTGTGTAATCTCTAATCCATGGTTTTGAATAGATATCTTTGAATAGTGTAATGTCTGGTCTAAAGTTATCAGTATGCATTAATACAGTTTCGTTGTCTGCTCTTGGTCTTTGCGTAATTGTTAACTTTTTAGTAGCAACATCAAAGTGGAATTGTATAAATGAACCAAACAATTTACCAATTAATTCTTGGTATGATGCAAAAGCATAATAAGTTGCAAGTCCGCCTGTTGCACCTGCTCTCAACAAGTATGTGTTTGTATATGCTAAATTGAATGGTTCAAATAATGTACCACCTTCTCCACCTTCAGTTCTAGAACCTACTGTTCTTCTGAATAATTTTCTCACATTAATAACTTCGTCAGGTAAAATATATGAGTTCTGATTTTCTTTTAATTTTAAAAATGCATAAGATTCTTCAACAGCATTTGACGATCTTTGTCTATATCTGTTAATTGCTCTTTCTAGGGCCGTTTGGTAGTGTTTTGGGTCTAATTCTACGTCAACCATACCCTCACCTAGATTATTTTTTACGTAATCAAATATTTCTTGTTGTCCTGTTTGAAGTTCTGACATACACATATTTATAGGTTTGATGTATGCAATAAATATGTATGATATGCCAAGATTGTCAATTTTTAAACCAGAAAAAGGGAATGACTATAAGTTCTTTGATCGTAACATTAAAGAGATGTTTCAAGTAGGAGGAACTGACCTACATTTCCACAAATACTTAGGACCTTACGATCAGAGTGATACAAACAAAGACGGAGCGGCATCTCCTACACAACCACAATATTCTGGTGATAGTTTAAACGAAAGAACTATACAAGATTTGCTATTTTTAGAAAATAGAGACAGAAAGTATGCACCAGACGTTTACACAATTCGAGGCATATACAATGTCCAAGATATAGATTTTAATTTAAGCCAGTTTGGAATGTTTTTACAAAATGATACATTATTTTTAACAGTACATCTTAATGATTCTGTTGAAAGATTAGGTAGAAAACCTATGTCTGGAGATGTTATTGAATTTCCACACATGAAAGAAGATTATTCTTTAGATGAGAGTATACCAATTGCACTTAAAAGATATTATGTTGTAGAAGATGTTAACAGAGCGGCAGAAGGGTTCTCTCAAACGTGGTGGCCACACTTGTTAAGATTGAAATTAAAAACAATGGTTGACTCACAAGAGTTTAGAGATATTATTGGAGATGCAACTACAACTGGTTCTTTGGCTAGTTATATGTCAACCTATAACAAAGAAAAAGATATATCAGATCAAGTTTTAGCACAAGCAGAAGAAGATGCACCTAAATCAGGATTTAATTACAAACAATATTATGTTGCACCTATAGACGAAAGAGGAAATATCAGGACTGAGAATATTAACACAAATGAACAAAGAGCAAGTAGCGATCAAAATGTAAATGCAACAATAGATACTCCAGCGGCATCACATTATGGATTTTATCTTGATGGTGACGGGGTTGGACCAAACGGTCACCCTGCAGGATTTGGAATATCGTTTCCAAATGCAAACGTTGATAAAGGAGATTATTTCTTAAGAACAGATTACTTACCAAATAGATTATTTAGATATGACGGTGCCAGATGGGTAAAAATTGAAGATTCAGTTAGAATAACTACTTCTAACACTGATAGTAGATCAACACAAAAAACTGGATTTGTTAACTCATCAGGAACAACTAATATTAATGGTTTAACAGTGGACCAAAGACAATCATTAGAAAATGCATTGAAACCAAAGGCTGACAATTAATGCTACATTTTTATTCAGGACAAGTTAGAAGATTTTTAACGCAATTCATGAGAATACTAAACAATTTCAGTGTTGAAACTGGAAGAGGAAAAGATGATCAAATTGCTTTACGTCCTGTACCTGTTGTTTACGGAGATGCTACAAGACAAGTTGCTAATATTATAAGACAAAATTCAGAAAATGCATTAAATTATGCACCAAAAATTGCTTGTTATATAAGAGGATTAGATTATGATAGAGAACGTATGCAAAATCCTTATCATGTTGAAAAACAACATTTAAGAGAAAGAGATGTTCTTGAGGACGGCACATACAGTAATAAACTAGGAGCAGGATACACAATAGAAAAAGTAATGCCTTCACCTTTTAGTTTAGAAGTTACAGCAGACATCTATTCATCTAACACAGACCAAAAATTACAAATAATGGAACAAATATTATATTTGTTTAATCCAGACTTCGAAATACAAAAATCAGACAACTATATTGATTGGACAAGTTTAAGTTATGTAGAATTAACAGGAATAACATTTAGTTCAAGAACAATTCCTGTTGGTGCAGATTCAGAAATTGATGTAGCAACAATGACTTTTACCATGCCAATATGGTTATCACCTCCTGTTAAAGTAAAAAAATTAGGTGTAGTACAAAAAATTATTATGAGTATATACGACGATGAAGGTGGTATAAACAAAGGGTTAATAAGCGGACCGTTATTATCTCAAAGTTTTGTAACTCCAAACAATTTTGGGTTATTAGTTACAGGAAATCAGTTAAGGTTATTAGGTACAACAGGAGTAAACGTAAAATCAGGTGGAGCAGGATACTATTCAGGTGCTAAAGAACCATCAAATTATGATCCTTTTCAAACTTTTGGACCACCAGTTAACTGGAAAATTTTATTAGATCAATACGGAAAAGTAAGAAATGGTACAAGTCAAATAAGATTAAAACAACCAACAGGAAACGAACTAGTAGGCACGATTGCAACAAGCACACTTGATGATACTATTTTGCTTTACACTATTGATTCAGATACTATACCAGGAAATACTTTAACAGCAGTTAAAAAAATTATTAATCCAACAACATTTGCTCCAACAAATAAGACTAGTGGGGACAGATATTTAATAATTGACGAAATTGGAGATTCTACTGCAACAGTACAAAGTTCAACTTGGGGTACATTGATTGCGTCTGTGGGAGATATTATTGAATATAACGGCAGTGTATGGAAAAAAGTTTTTGATGCTAGTAATCCAGATTCAACTTTGCATTATGTTACCAATTCAAACACAGGTATTCAGTATAGATTTAACGGCACAGAATGGGTAAAAAGTTATGAAGGCATCTATGCGGCTGGTAATTGGACCATTGTACTTGATGGTGGTTTTATTGCAAATGACGATGCTTCAGGTCAAGACGCAACTACTCCTTGATAAAATTTCAATAAATTGTTATAATAAGTCATGAAAGAAAATATAATTTGTTCAGGTGCATTGTTCTATGCTACAAGCACTAAACGTTTTTTGTTTTTACAGAGAACAGACGCAAAAACTCAAGGTACTTGGGGATTAGTTGGTGGCCTTGCACGTACTACAGAATCGGCATTTGAAGGACTAAAAAGAGAAATTGATGAAGAAGTTGGTACTACTCCAACTTTTAAAAAAGTTATTCCTTTAGAATTGTTTACAAGTAACGATCAAAAGTTTTTCTTTCACACATATCTAATAGCAATTGACGGTGAATTTATACCAAAATTAAATGAAGAACATTCAGGATATTGTTGGTGTGCTTTTGAATGTTGGCCTAAAAATTTACACGGTGGCCTAAGAAATACTTTGAATAATAAAAGTATAAAAGGTAAGTTACAAACTATATTAGATTTAATTGTTTAACCTGCACTAATTTTTACTGTGCCAGCGTCATTCCAAAGTTGTCCAGCATTACTTGGATCACTTGTAGGCAAGTCAGTTGCCATAACTTTACCTGATTCGTTAACCATTACAGTACCACTTTGGTCTGGGAAAACTATATCTCTTCTTCCAGTTGCATTGGTACCAAATAATCTAGTT